ACAATATTTTGCAGATACATTTTCTAAAGACACTAATTCTTATGAGTTTAAACAATATGTAGATCATGCAAGATTAGTAGGAATGACAAGTGGTTTGGTTAATCAAGATATAACTTTACCTTTAGAAAAATCAAATACTGTTTATGAATTAGAACTACCAGAAACTAATTATCTAAATCAAACACCACAAGATAATTATAAAAAAGGAAGCATACAAGATATTTTGCCAAAAAATATATATGAAATAATATCAGGACAAATATTAAAAGGCATAAGGTCAGACAAACAAAGAGCAGATGTAAATCTTATCGCTGCTAATGAATATATTCAATCACAACAAACAGATCAGGAATCATCTTCACCATTAGTAGATACACAAAGAATACAACGTAATGTTGATAGACAACCAATAGGTGCCGGTTACATTAACTTTGCTGCATTTAATCCAAATGAAATGCGTCAATTTTTTGCTAAAGATGGGTGGGAAATATACGATAGAGACTATGTTAATGCTTTGAAAAAAGCATATAGGGATGTGTATGATGTTGAGGTACAACAACAAGGCTCTTCTGTACAAGAAGCTATAGAAGAAATATTTGGTGGGCAAGCTACACAAGAATCTACTAATCCTTACATGAATGCAAAAGTAAATGTTAAAAATGTTTTGAATCAAGATTTTCATGCACAAAGATTATATGGAGAAAACTACGCAGAGTTATTAGATAACGAAAGATTTACTGTAGATGAAGTTATTGAGAGAACAAGAATAGAAATTAATAATCGTAGAGGTACAAATTTACTTACTAGAAGTGCGTTTAAACAAGGTGCTAGATTATTAAATAAAGGTGCGCCTACTAAAAAACATCAGTCAAGATTTAAAGTACCTGTATTTACATATGATGGCACAGAAAAAATGGTGGCTAAACAAGTCTATAAATATTCTAGTACACCAGCAGATGCACAAAGAGCAAACATTTGGAAAAGAGCAACAGATTTCTTGGGCAACTTAGGTAGCACAAAATACTTTAGTGGTTTAGGTGGTTTGCCTGAAATGAAAGAGTATATGAAACTTAGATATATTACTGGAGGTAGGATAAGAGAAATAGAAAGAGTTGCTACTAAATTTTATGATGATTTAAAACCTTACTTAAGTCCTGTGGAATCTAATTTAACAGAGCAACAAATAAGAACTAACAAAGAACAATTAAATGCTTACATGGAAGGTGGTAAAAATGCAGATGTAAATTTAATTGCTGATACTAAGTTAAGAAAAATAGCAGAAGATAGTAAGAAAGCTATAGATAAAGTTGGTATTTTATTAGTAAACAATGGATTGTTACCTCAATCTAAATTTGAAGAAAATCGTGGCAGTTATTTACCAAGATTGTATATGAAACATATTCTTAATAATCCAAGTGGAGAAAGACTAGCTTATTTAAGATCAAGAAAAGATTTATCAGATGAAGCCAGTATGATATTAGGTGACATACAAGAATTGTCTCCTGAATACAGAATATTAAAAGGTATAGAAAGACCTTTAAGAGATATGCAAATTTTAGATTTCTTTAATGAAGTTTCTAAAAATAAAAAATGGGCAATACGTGATGGCGATATGCTTGTAGATATAGAGCAAGGTGGAGTTAAGAAAAAAGTAAGTGCTTTATGGATGCTTGAAGAGGCTTCAAGACTTAGAGAGCAAGCTAATTATTTTAGAGAACGTGAGCCAGCACAAGCAGATCAAATGGATCAAATTGCTAAAGGTTATGAAGAAGTAGCTGGACCAGTAGCAGAAGCTTTAAATTTTGGTAATGCAAAACCATTAAATGAATTGTTTGTACGTATACCAACTAGCAAACACTATGGTGCTTTGCGTGGTGTAGCAGTAAGAAAAGAAATTTATGATGACATTATAGGCACATATGATTTGGGTGATGGTGACAATGCTTTCAGTAAAGCTATAGCTACTATGGAGAAAGGAACTAGCATATGGAAGTTATTAAAAGTACCTTTAAATCCACCAACTGTAGTGCGTAATATAGGTTCTAACATGATACTTATGAATTTAGTAGGTGGAATACCTATACATAAAGTCATGCCTAGAATGGTACAAGCTATGTCTGAAATAAGAAACAATGGTAAACATTGGAAGATAGCACAAAAATATGGAATAGAAGGTACTGCTTTTACATCTGCTGAAATGTATAAAGTAGAACAATCTTTCATTGATTTATTACAAGAGAATCACCCAATGGGTAGCATAACTCGTTTCTTTGATCCTAGAATAGCAACTAATAAATTATTTAAAAAAGCTGGTGATGTGTATCAATGGACAGAATCTGTAGGTAAAACAGCAATAATTATTGATGCTATGGAAAGACAAAATTTAAATGAATTTGATTCATTTTCGTTAGCACAAAAAGCTTTGTTTGATTATTCAGATGTACCAAAGGCAGGTAAATTATTTAGGAAAGCACCTATAGGTATGCCTTTCTTTACGTTTTACTATAAAGCATTTCCTGCATTGGTTGAAACAGCAATTAATCATCCATTTAGATTTGCTCCATATATAGCTTTATCAGCTGGACTTACAGCTTTAACTGCATATGCATTTGGATTTGAAGATGATGAAGAAGAAAAATTAGTAAAAAGATTAGCACCTTATTTACGTGATAGAACTGGTGTATATCCTTTGCCTTATAAAGATAGTGATGGAAGATATCAATTTATAGATATAGGTTATTTCTTTCCTTGGACTATGTATACAGATTTAATTAAAGATGTATCTAATGGTAAATTTAGTGAAGCACAAAGAACAACAGGATTTTTATCAGGACCTTTTTCAGATATATTCTTAGCATTAAAAACAAACAAAGACCCTTTTACACAAAGAACTATATGGGATGAGCGTGATCCAGTACAAGATAGAATGATGAATGTTTTATCTTATACATGGAGTTTAGGTATGCCATCATGGATTACACCTAATGGTGCTATAAGCAAAACAGTAAATGCATTCCAAGATATACCAAGAACAAATGGCAGTCCATCAGATACTGTACCTCAAGCATTGTTAAGATTTGTAGGGGTAAATGTATATGGACTTGATACAGAAGAAACTGTAAGAAGAAATATAAAACAAATGAAACAAGAGATTCAAAACATTAAACAAAGACATGTATATAGAATGGCAAATGAATCTTTAACAGCAGAAGAAAGAGAATCAGCTGACTTAAGATACTATGAACTTTTAATGCGTAAGATAAATGAATTGCAACAGTATCAAGTTGATACAGCAATACCAAAATATATATTAGATAAGCAAAGTAAATTCCAAGATGGATAGAGATAAATTAGTAAAAGAAATAATACAAGATGAAGGGTTTGAATATGAAATATATTTAGACCATTTAGGATACCCAACATTTGGTGTAGGTCATTTAATTATTCCTAAAGATAAAGAATATGCTATGGATGTAGGCACACCAGTATCTGAAGAAAGAATACTAGAGTGTTTAAACGCTGACATAGACATAGTGTGTATGGAGTTAGATAGAAACATGTCATGGTGGAGAGACTTAGATGATGATAAACAAAGGGTTATGGCGAACATGGCTTTTAATTTAGGTCTACCTAGATTGGGAGGATTCAAAAAATTTTTGAAGGCTATGGAGGAAGGAGATTTCCAAACAGCCGCTGTCGAAATGATGGATAGTAGATGGGCGACACAGGTAGGGAACAGAGCCAAAAGGTTGAGAGATAGAGTGGCATCGTGACAGAAGCATTTGATCTAATAGCTAAGCTAGGACTGCCTATAGCTAGTGGATTAATAATGGCTTTCTTTATATTCTTAGTTATGAAACAACTCATGGATGGTCTAGTAGATGAGATCAAAACCATAGAGGGTATATCTAAGATGCTTATAACAAGAGCATCAACAATGAACAACGACATCATACGTATAGATACCAGTGTATCTAGCGCACTTAACATATCGCCAGACCTAGAACGTATAGCTAGAGCAGAGAACTTTGTAGAGGATGGCAGTATAGATGCAAGGCGAGACTGATGGATATAGCAAAGATAGTACAAGACTTTGGTTTTCCTGTGGTCATGGTAGTAGGTTTAGGATATTTCGTATACTTTGTATGGCAGACTATAACCAATAAGATAGACCCAGCAGTTGCTGAAATGAAAACAACAATCATTAGGCTAACCGACCAGCTTAGATTGTTAGATCAAGATATGATTCGTTTACAACAAAAGGTAAACACAGTCTTAGAACTTAAAGAAAAAGAAAAGGAAGATGCAAAACAACGATAATATATTTGCGATTGTAGGTATAACATTGGTGTTATTAGTTGTAGTAGCACAACAGTTACAGTCTGATGAAATGGTGCATCAATTTAAAAATCCTAGCTTTTCAGGTGTTGGTACATCCAGTCATTATTTAACTATAGAAAACCAAGAGTTCTCTAGGAAAGAAGCTATACGTGAAGAGATACAAGCTTATGTAGAAGAACTAGAAAGGGAAGCTGATAACACTACGTTAGCTAGATTTATACGTAACCTAGAGAGTAGAATATACGCACAACTAAGCAGACAGTTAGTAGATAGTTTGTTTGGAGAGACTGCATCTGAGTTTGGTATCCTAGAACTAGAAGGCAACACCATAGAATACAAAGTAGAGGATGACAAAGTAACACTTATAATTACAGATGAAGAAGGCAATACAACAGAAATTACTGTACCTCTTGGTTCTTTTACTTTCTAGTTGTTCATTAATCATACCCCCATTAGATAATGGGTTGCCCCCGATAAGGAACATTGAGCCAGCAGAAGTTGGTTCTCTATTAACTAAACTAGCAGAAGTATCTAAACCTGAACGCAAACCTGTAGTAGCTATATATCCTTCCTCGTTTAAAGATAATACAGGACAGCGTAGAAGTAACAGTCAATATGCTAGTTTTAGTACAGCAGTAACACAAGCACCTGATGCATATCTTATTAGAGCATTACAACACTCTAATGTATTTGATGTAGTAGAGCGTACAGGACTAGATAATCTTACTAAAGAACGACAGATTATACGTACAACTCGTGAGTCATTTGATGAAAAACAAAAGGTAAAACCTTTATTGTTTGCTGGTTTATTAATGGAAGGTGGTGTTGTAAGTTATGAAACCAATGTTAAATCAGGCGGTGCTGGTGCAAGATACTTAGGTATAGGTGCATCAAAACAATATAGACAGGACTCAGTTACTATATCTTTACGTACAGTTTCAGTAAGCACAGGTAAA